ATTTAGACACTCAAGAATTAATCAGAAATGGTGGCTATTCTTCCCAGGGTATTAAATTACAACTAGATCCTCAGAGGTTATCCTTTTCATTTTATAAAAAACAAGATTACGAGCCTTTTGCTGTTCCGTTTGGTTTTCCTGTGCTGGAAGACATAAACGCTAAAATGGAACTTAAGAAAATGGATCAAGCTATCACGAGAACTGTAGAGAATGTGATTCTTTTGATTACCATGGGAGCAGACCCAGACAAAGGAGGCATAAACGCAAATAATCTTGCTGCGATGCAAAATCTTTTCAAAAACGAAAGTGTGGGTAGGGTTTTAGTTTCTGACTATACAACTAAAGCTGAATTTATAATTCCTGAGCTAAATAGAGTTTTAGGTCCAGATAAATACAAAATACTCAATGATGATATCAAACAGGGTCTACAAAATATAGTAGTTGGAGAAGAGAAATTTAGCTCTACTCAAGTTAAAGCCCAAATATTTATTGATAGATTAAAAGAATCAAGAAACGGGTTTCTTAATGATTTTTTACAAAGAGAAGTTAAAAGGATAGCAAAAGAACTAGGTTTCAGGTCTTATCCAGAAGTTAAAATGAAAGATATCGATATGCGAGACGAAGCGCAGTTGATGAGAGTTTCTACTCGTTTAATGGAATTGGGAATATTAACACCACAACAAGGAATGGAGATGTTCCACAATGGAAGATTCCCAGAAGCAGACAATATAGCTCCAGCTCAAAAAGGTTTTGTAGACGAAAGAAAAGAGGGTTACTATAACCCGTTGGTAGGAGGAGTTCCTATGGTTGAGGCTGATATAGGAGGTAATGGAAAGACTCGAAAAGAAAGCGGTAGACCAGAAGGCACTACAGGAGTTCCAATAGCAAATGCTATGTATTCCAGGTCAGATATACAAAATACCATCTATGCTATAGACCAGTTTGTAAATTCTGCTAAAGCAAAAATGCTTGAA